GCGAGGAAGATTCAACTTAACAGTGCTTATGGTGCTATTGGGAATCAGTATTTCCGTTATTTTAAATTAGCAAATGCTGAGGCAATCACTCTTTCAGGGCAGGTTTCAATTCGTTGGATTGAGGAAAAACTTAACAAGTACCTAAACAAAATTCTTAAGACAAAGGATGTTGATTATGTGATTGCTTCGGATACTGATTCTATCTATCTTAATATGGGTCCTTTGGTAGAGACTGTATATAAGGGAAAGGAAAAAACTACTGAGAGTGTTGTGTCTTTCCTTGATAAAGTATCTCAGGTGGAACTTGAAAAATATATTGAAAGTTGTTACCAAGAACTGGCTGACTATGTGAATGCATACGATCAGAAAATGCAGATGAAGCGGGAGAACATTGCTGACCGTGGAATCTGGACTGCTAAGAAGCGTTACATTCTCAATGTTTGGGATAGTGAGGGTGTTCGTTATGATCAACCTAAACTCAAGATGATGGGTATTGAGGCAGTCAAATCTTCAACTCCTGCCCCGTGTCGTCAGATGATTAAGGATGGCTTGAAGATTATGATGAGTGGTACAGAAGGGGAAGTTATTGCGTATATTGATACTTGTCGCACCAAGTTTAAACAACTTTCTCTCGAACAGATTGCTTTCCCAAGAACTGCTTCTGATGTTCGTAAGTATCGTTCTCATTCAGACATTTATTCTAAGGGAACTCCTATTCACGTTCGTGGAGCACTTCTTTTTAATCACTATATTAAGGAGAAGAACCTGACTAATAAATATTCACTTATTGGTAATGGTGAGAAGATTAAATTCATCTACCTTAAAAAACCAAATATCATTCAAGAAAATATAATCTCTTTTATTCAAGACTTTCCTACAGAACTGGGTCTTGACAAATACATCGATTATGAACTACAATTTGAAAAGAGTTTTCTTGAACCACTTAAATCCATTCTTGATGCAATTGGGTGGAAAACAGAACAAACAACAACCTTGGAGTCATTTTTTAACTAATGGATTTTTTAAAAGATATTGTAAAAGAAATTGGTGGAGAATACACCCAACTTGCATCAGATATTGATGAAACTGAAACATATGTGGACACGGGTTCATACATTTTTAATGCTCTTGTATCTGGTAGTATATTTGGTGGTGTTTCTGGGAACAAGATTACTGCAATTGCGGGTGAATCAAGTACTGGAAAAACTTTCTTCAGTTTGGCTGTGGTTAAAAATTTCCTTGACAATAATCCTACTGGATATTGTCTGTACTTTGATACTGAAGCTGCAATCACACGATCCTTACTGGAGGGAAGAGGCATTGACACAACTCGCGTGGTGGTTGTCAATGTTGTTACAGTTGAAGAGTTTCGTGGTAAGGCACTGAAGGCAGTTGACCTTTACTTAAAGAAACCGGAAGGAGAACGCAATCCTTGTATGTTTGTATTGGATTCTCTGGGGATGCTTTCAACCAGCAAGGAAATAAACGATACTTTGAATGATAAGGAAGTTAGGGATATGACCAAATCCCAACTTATCAAAGGTGCATTTCGTATGCTTACTTTGAAACTGGGTCAAGCAAAAATTCCAATGATTGTAACGAATCATACTTATGATGTTATTGGTGCTTATGTTCCAACTAAAACGATGGGTGGTGGTAGTGGTCTCAAATATGCTGCCTCTACTATTATTCAATTATCTAAGAAAAAAGAAAAGGATGGGACAGAAGTCATTGGCAATATTATCAAATGTAAAACTGAAAAATCTCGTTTGAGTAAGGAGAATCAACAAGTAGAAGTTCGTCTTTATTATGATGAACGTGGTCTTGATAAGTATTACGGTCTTCTGGAACTTGGAGAACTTGGGGGAATGTGGAAGAACGTTGCAGGACGTTATGAGATTGATGGTAAAAAAATCTACGCTAAACAGATTCTCAAAGAACCCGAAGTGTATTTTACCGAAGAAGTGATGCAAAAACTTGATGTAATTGCAAAAGGCGAATTTAGTTATGGTTGATCTTAATGATTTTATTCATGTCTATGAGGATGTTTTAGATGAAAGTATTTGTAATTTTTTAATCAATGTATTTGATGGGAATTTTGATAAACACGAACGTCATGATAACGATGGAAAGCCAAATTTTAGTCAATTTAATTTAACTGAGAATAAAGATCTATCAGCAGAAATAAATCAAGTTCATAATCTTTTAATTAAAAAAACTATAGATTATCGAAATGTCTATTATGATTTTATAGATGGTAGAGTTTTTCCTACTGATCATGCTTTTGAACAATTTAGAATTAAAAAGTATAATCCGGGGGGTGAAGACCGATTTGATACTCATGTTGATGTTATTGATCATTCTACTGCCAGAAGATATTTGGCATTTTTGTGGTATTTAAATGATGTTGATACTGGTGGAAATACTATCTTTAGAGATTTTATGATTCAACCAAAGAGGGGGAGTTTATTAGTATTTCCTCCTATGTGGATGTTTCCACACAAGGGTGATCCACCTATTAGTGGTTCAAAGTATATTATGAGTACATATTTGCACTATAAGTAATGGAACGACTTGAACTTACGATTCTCCGAAACCTTGTATATAATGAAGATTATTCAAGAAAAGTTATACCTTTCATACAACCCGAATATTTTGAGCAAAGATCTGAAAGAGTAATCTTTGAGGAAATCGTTCAGTTTATTGTCAAGTACAATTCTGCTATTACCAAAGAAGCACTTGGTATTGAGATTGAGAATCGGACTGATTTGACTGAGACTGATGTTAAAGATATTCGTGAAATCTGCACATCACTCAATGATTCGGTAGTGGAGAAACAATGGTTACTAGATACTACTGAGAAGTGGTGTCGTGACCGAGCAATTTATCTTGCTCTGATGGAATCAATTCATATTGCTGATGGTAATGATGGAAATAAGAATAGGGACGCAATTCCTGGTATTCTGTCCGATGCCTTAGCAGTATCATTTGATAATAACATTGGACACGACTATCTTCAGAATTATGAGGAGCGTTATGAGTTCTACCACAGAAAAGAAGATAAAATTGAGTTTGATCTGGAATATTTCAACAAAATCACAAAAGGTGGTCTCCCTAATAAGACTCTCAATATTGCTCTTGCTGGTACGGGAGTCGGCAAATCCCTCTTTATGTGTCATGTTGCTAGTTCCGCGTTGTTACAGGGTAGGAACGTACTCTACATCACTCTTGAGATGGCGGAAGAGCGAATTGCAGAAAGAATTGATGCAAACCTTCTCAATGTTCCGATTCAACAATTGGTTGATCTCCCACGTTCAACATTTGAGAACAAAGTAACAAGTCTCTCAAAGAAGACTCAAGGAACTCTAATCATTAAAGAGTATCCTACTGCTTCGGCACACTCAGGACATTTCAAGGCACTTTTAAATGAACTTGCTCTTAAGAAATCATTCCGACCTGATATTATTTTCATTGACTACCTTAATATTTGTGCTTCCAGTAGGCATAAACCAAATGGTTCTGCAAATTCTTATTCGTATATCAAATCAATTGCAGAAGAACTTCGTGGATTGGCAGTTGAATTCCGTGTCCCAATTGTTTCCGCTACTCAGACTACTCGTAGTGGTTATGGGAACTCTGATGTTGAACTTACTGATACTTCTGAATCCTTTGGTCTCCCTGCTACTGCTGATCTTATGTTTGCCCTTATTTCTACCGAAGAGTTAGAAGGATTAGGGCAGATTATGGTTAAGCAATTGAAGAATCGTTATAATGACCCAACAGTATTCAAACGTTTTGTGGTCGGTATTGATCGTGCAAAGATGAGACTTTATGATGTGGAACAATCTGCTCAGAAAGACATACTTGACAGTGGTCAGCAATCCGAGTATAATGATGAAGATCAGAAACCTAAAAAATCATTCGAAGGATTTAAGTTTTAAATATGGCAACTATTGAACCTAATAAGTATATTGAATTTGTTCGTCAAACCACTAGTCCAGCAAGTAGTGAATA